CAGCGCGACAAATACTATTTCCAACAGGGGCAGCCCTCCATGTGGACCGCCCGCGTCAACCAATACTAACCAACCAACACTATGGGATTCCCTAATAATAAAATCACCAACGGCCTCAGCGGCGGTATCTACATCGCCGACACTACGGCCCGCACCGGCGACTGGCTCGCCATCCAAGTCCTTGCCGATGCCAAGTTCAGCGCCCTGACCGGCAACATTACCAACGGCATCGCCAACGCCACCAGCGGCAGCGCTGCAACAATCCCTGCCGGAACCACGCTCTTCGGTAAGTTCACCGCCATCACACTACACAGCGGCCGCATCATCGCCTACACCGCCTAAGAATGATCCTCGCCCCGACATTGTCGCTCAACACACCGGCTCGCGGTTTTGACGCCGACGCCACGGCTTTCGCCGCTGCGTCCGGCGCCACCGACGTGGCGGCACTGAGCGCCTTTGTCAAAGGCGTCAAGGAGTTGGGGCTTTGGAACTCAATGGTCTGCTGGCCGCTGCGTAGCAGTCAAAACGCAGGCACTGGCACCACGGCTTATTCGATGGGTGGCTTGGGGACGTTTAATGGGACGCTCGTCAATGGCCCCGCATGGGGATCAGACGCCTTGGATTTCGCGGCAAACACTTCTGCGATTTCCACAACGGTGCAGGTTGCGGCATCTCCTATTGCTGCAATGTTTGTCCATAAGTCGGCACAAGCGCAGGCAGACAATGAATCAGTGTTTTTTACGGCTGGCGTAAATATTAATGGCCGCCAATTCATTTCAAGCAACAGCGCGTTAGAAACGGCGCAAAACTATAGCGGCCTGTCTGGCGCTTGGTATAGCAGTTCTTTTGACGCGACAAGTTTTGGCAGCGGATCGCGCACTGGCAGAGACTATGTCAGTTTTCGTGTGTTGAGCGCAGCGGCCGCAAGAATCTCGCGCAATACGGCGCAATCCTCGTCAGATCTTTCAGTTACAGCGTGGGATTCTTCATCCCCTGATTTTGTGCGGTTTGGGTTTTATCCAGCGAGCGGATCTGACTCCGGTTTGTCTTTCATGGCTTATGTAACGGCAGCCGTCAGCAACTCGCTAGACGCCCAATTTTACACACTATACAAGCAAACCCTCGGCACCGGCCTCGGACTCCCATGAGCAACTTCGAGACTACCGAACGCATCATCGCCGTGCCCGCCCAAGCGGTAGGCACGATGTTCCCCGACCTGCTCGCGCAGTATGGCGATGAGTTGCCGGACGCCGGACGCAGCGTCCTCACCATCGGCGGGCATTGGGACAACGCCGAGAAGACCCGCATCCGCGCCGCCAGTCTGACAGACGGCACGATCACCGGCCAACCGCTCACAGATGGCCGCCTCGCCTTCCGGTGCTTGTGGCAGGCCGACCTCGCCGCCGCCTTTGACGCGGGCGAAATCGAGGGCGCCGAACAACTCACCGAGCAACAACTCTCCTCATTAACGCCTCAACCAGAAGTAGCACCATGACGTATTGGCACACACATTTTTCAACGACCGAGAAGGGCATTATTGGGACCGCCACCAGCATCGGCTCCTCGGTTCTCTCCATGCTCCCCCATTTAGAAACAACACTACGAGTGGCAGGTCTAATCATTGGTATTTGTGTCGGTGTGGCAACGCTCATCAGCGTGCTGCACGACATCCAAAAGAAAAGGAAGGAAAAGTAAAACTATGCGTAACTGGAAAACAACGACCATCGGAATCCTCGCAATCGTCACGGCAGTGGCTGGCGGGGCAAAAACATATCTGGCGACCGGTCAAGTGCCTGACATCGCCGCCTTGGCGGCAGCGGTAATGGCAGGCTGGGGTTTGGTGCTTGCGAAGGATTCGACAGCCCGCCTCTGACTCTACCATGCGCCGCGCGTCAAAGTTCATTGCACTTGCGATCCTTGCGTTAGCTTGGGTTGTTCTTGCGGCTGGCTGCGTTAGCTTCCCAATTCCTCCGACCGACATGGGCACGACCAAGGCCGGAGAGTTGGGAACGCTGAAGCTGCGCGTTGCGGTGGAGTATAAGCCGAATTGGGCCGGTGTTGTGCAGGCCGGTCTGCGCCAGTGGAGCGGCGGCGGAAAAGAAGTCATTAAACCGACACGCTGATGTGGAAATGGATAAAGAGACTGTTTGGCAAACGATCCAAAGCTGGCCATCGGCCTGCCTCGCCGAGCTTGCCCTACGCATCCACGTCCGTCTACACGCCATCCGGCAGCAAGAAGACCTACGACGAGAGACGAGTCAGCACCCCGAACAAACAGACCAACCGCATCAAGCCGGAAGCGATTGTCCTGCACCACTCAGACGGAAGCTATCTTGGTGGATGCGAGTGGATAAGTAATCCGGCAAGCAAAGTGTCCTACCACGTTCTCATCGCCCGCGACGGCCGCAGGACCGTCTTCGCCGAAGACACCGACCGCTGCTGGCACGCTGGCAAGTCGAGCTGGCTTGGACGGCCGGATCTCAATAGCTGGTCTCTCGGAGTATCATGGGAAGGCAACACCTACGACCGGCCGCTTGAGGAAGCAGCAATGGACAGCGCCATCGAATACCTCGTTCCTCGCCTCAAGAAGTGGAACATCCCGCTGCACATGGTTGTCACCCACCAACAAGTTTCACCAACACGCAAAACAGACATCTCGCCCGCTGATGCGGCGCGCTTCAAAAGCCGACTGAGATCGGCGCTTAAATAATTATGGCCAAAACAATCGGACAACTTACACAGGCAACGACCATCGGAGGCTCCGATGAGTTTGTAATTGAACAGACCGGAATCACCAAGCGCGTTGCGGCCAGTGTTGTGCGCGGCGGACTGGTCAACGCTGATGTTGCCTCAAATGCGGCCATCGCCTTCAGCAAGCTGGCGGCCCTCGACAGCGCCAACATCCTTGTCGGCAATGGAAGCAACGTGGCGACAAAGGTTGCTGTGACGGGCGATGTTACGATCAGCAACGCTGGCGTCACGGCTATTGGAAGCAGCAAGGTTCTAACTGCGATGGTCAACGATTCTGCAATTACCACGGCGAAAATTGCAGACGCCAATGTAACTCCAGCGAAACTGTCCCAACCATTAACGCTTGCCACCGCGCAAAACACCACCAGCGGCACCAGCATCGACTTCACTGGCATTCCTTCTTGGGCGAAGCGGATTACATTGATTCTTAATGAAGTTTCAACAAGTGGAACTTCATTAATTAATATTCGGCTGGGAACTTCCGGTGGTTTTGTGTCAACCGGCTACGTTGCTACGGGAACTGGCATTGGCGCTTCAGTCGGAACGACAAGCTCTACTTCTGGGTTTATTTTGGGAGATGTGCTTGCGGATACAAATCTTGTCAGCGGGCACACCACCATAACAAACATTACCGGCAATACGTGGATTTTTTCGGCATTAACAAAAAGAGCGGCATCTGACCAAGGCATAGGAAACGGCTCAATATCGCTATCGGGTGCCCTCAACAGCATCCGCCTAACCACCGTCAACGGCACCGACACCTTCGACGCCGGATCTGTGAACATCATGTATGAGGGTTAATCTCTAATGGCGCTCGACTCACAGACAGTCCGCGACGGCGACATGGGATTCATCGGCTACTCCAGCCGGTTGAATCCGGTCTCGCTTCCGGCTGGCATGCTCCAACTCTCGGAGAACATGCGGCTGGATCGCGGAGTTGCTGTGACTCGCAAGGGCGCCAAGCGAATGCTCGACAACATCAGCATTGCGAGCACGCCACTGACCGTTCCCTTTGTGCTGACAGATCCAGCGCCAGTTGTCCTCTCGACCTACACCGGAGGCATCTTCGCCTCCTCGGTCTACCGCTCCCCGGACAACGTGCAGAGCGCCGAGATTGTGGTGCTCGCTGGAGCCGACAAGGCATACACCGCGCTGCTGGACGACAGCCAAGTGATCGCTGGTGTGTGGAGTGGAGGCAACCTCGTCACAGACACCGGCGAGGACATTGTCGATCACGATGGCAACCTGCTCATCATCTCGATCCTCTCGCAGACCATCACCTACCCTTCCGGTCCTGACGAGATCGTGGAGCCGAGCGATTCGGTCAGCCTCGTTCAAGCCAACGACCTGCTCTATCTGCTGCGCGAGGCTGATGCCAGCCGTCCGAGCTGGGGAAGAAAGGTTGTCAACGCGGCGACCACGGTGAGCGGCACGACCGCCACAATCACCTGCAACGACCACGGCTACTCTGCCGGTGAGCGAGTGCGACTAGAGGGCAGCGATGTCGCGGCATTCGACGGCCAAGAATACGACATCCTCGGAGGCGTTGACGCCCCGACGACCAACACTTTCAAGATCACTGTGCCGAGCGGAACGGCGACTGACAGCTCGGCGACCGGACGCACGGTGCGCAAGGTGAAGGCTCCGCTCTATTGGGATGGCACGGCGGCGGCCTTTGTCCGCAGTCCGGCGGGTATTCCTAGCGGCCTTCCGGCCACCTACAAGACCATGCGCTCCGTTGCATGGGCGACCTACAGCAACAACCGCCTCGTCATCCCTGACGGCAAGAACCAAGTGATGATCTCGGACATTTTGGATGCCAACACCTACGATCCGTTCTGGTCATCCTTCCGCGCCGGTTCCGGCAGCAATGACTTCGTTGTTGCCGTGCATCCTTGGGTTGAGGGCCAGTTTTTGGTCTTCTGCCGTAAGTCCATCTGGCTCGCTACGGTCAACCAGTTTGCCTCAACCGATGGCTCCGATTTCAGCATCGACACTCCGGTGAGCAACTTGCAACTGCTGACTGATGAGGTCGGATGCTCTGCCCGCAAGACGATCCAGACCGCCGGACAATACGTTTATTTTCTTTCGGATGCTGGCGTCTACCGCCTCGACGCACGCCTTGACCTCAAGCTGCGCGGCGACACCAAGCCGCTATCCGATCCCATCGCCGACCAGCTCGACAACCTCAACGCCTCGCTCGTCGAAGACGCTGTCGGTCTTTGGTATGCCAACCGCTACTACCTCGCCGTCCCGCTGGCCGGTGCTGACAACAACAACGGCGTGTTTCTCTACAACGCACTGAACGAGCAGTGGGAAACGCGCGACATATACGGCTTCGGCGTGGATGACTTTGTCGTCGCCACGCGCAACGACGAGCGCCGCCTTTTTGTCACCAACCAAGCGGGCAAGCTCATGCTGCTCGACGAGGTTGAGGCTGGCGATGAGTCACCGGACAGCTCGGCCAATGTGACCACCGCCGTTGCCGGAAAGATCCTTACCCGCCGCTACGGCCTCGGCTCCATGCACAACAAGCGATTCATCCGCTCGCTCGCCGATGTGGTTCTTCCGAATACCGGCAGCGTGACGATCAAGGCGCTGACCGTGAACCCAGACGCCACGATCACGCTGGTCCCATCGCAGACCAACACCAGCGGCGTTTCCGAGGACTACACGCTCAAGAACCCAATCCGCGCCAAGGCGCACTACTGCGAACTCCAATTTGAAACCACGGCCAACCGGCCGGAAATCCGCAACGTCTCCATTGAGGCAACCGTCTCCGGTATGCCGCAGAGCGAGACCAGACACGCAGCATAATTATGGCAACTGTAACAACTACACCTATCCGCACCTTCGTCTCTGGCGAGACCGTCACACCGGCCAAGCTCAACGAGCTTTCCACGCCGACCATCTCGGTGAGCAGTATCGTCAACGCTGACATTGATGCTTCCGCAGCTATTGCCGCCAGCAAGCTCGCGCTGACCGGAGCTATTGGTGCAACGCAGCTAGGAACCGGAGCCATCACTGGACAGACCGCCCTCGACGCCCTCGCCAATGCCGACTCGCTATTGATCCACGACGACAGCACTTCAGCGCTGCGTAAGGTGACTTGGAGCCAGATCGTGGCGGCAGCGCAGCCGGTTGGGAGTGTGCTAAAAACGGAATATGCAGAAATTCTGGGACAGACCTCTTACAGTGGCAACAACATCGCAACTAATGTAACCTCTCCTACAACGTCTACTGGACACCAGCTTTTCTCAATCGCTCTAGCAACATCTTCAGCCAGCAATTACGTCCTTATTGACGCCAACATTTCCGCCACATCATCCGGTGGAGGTCAGGTTCTTGTTATGATGTTTGCTGGAAGCACGCTGATTGCGGCGCGGTCTCTTGAAGCTAACAATGGGTTTTGTGGGTCGGGATTTAGAGTTAAGCATTCTCCTGCCAGCACAAGCAGTGTGACGTATAGTTTGCGGGCAGCGGTCAGAGATGGATATGGCGATTTGGAGATTAACCGCCTTTACGCGCTTCCGTCATTTTGGAACACGGGCAAAGAAATCTGCTCTCTGACGATCCAAGAAATCAAAGGCTAATGCTCCCATGGCAACGCGCAAAACAATGGCACGACGAGCACGTCACGGAAGAGACCTTCGAGGAAACACTCGGATGGCATCTGACGAACGGTCTTGTCTATTCGACGCCGCAGGTCTTCCTGCTGGCGCGAGAGGTGCATTGGGATGCGGAGCAAAAGGAGATGTGCGATGAAGGCGAGCGGAATGCTTGGTTCGTGGAGCTGGCTGCTGCTGTTGGTTGCGCAAACCCTGTTTGGCACTTCATGCGTGTGGCGTCACGCCCTCAGAGGTGGGCGCTATGGTGCAGACACAACGGATTTGAAATAAAGGCCCACGATTGGGCGAAACTTAGCAAGAAAGTAGGAGGATAAAACTATGGGTGGAGGTGGAGGAGGAAAATCTAAGAAATCGTCGGCGCCGCCGCAGGCTGCACCGTTAGACTTTGGCGCCATCATGGCGGCCAGCAGCGCGGCAGCAACCGAGCAAATCAAGCAGCAGTAT